TTTAACAACGATATCCGCACCGTATGCTGTTGTACCGTTACCAATTTGACTGGTTGTAATTTCTGCCATTTTATTCTCCTTGAATGTATATATAGGCTATATTTTATCTACCACCTCTCGCACCACGAATTTGTGTTAATCGTTGTGTGAGTAGGTTGTCTGCGGCTTTTTTATCACCGCCCTTGGCTTGTTCACGAAGTTTGCTCAAGTCATCACTGCCACCTTTTTGTGCCGATGATCCTCGGCGTTGCGTTAGCACCGCCAAACTTGATCCAGCCGACTTAGTAGTTGGTTTGTCTCTATATCGCAATCCATCTCTTACTAAACTTAGTAAGTTCTCATCACTACTGATGAGATCAATGTTAGGAACACCAGGGATAATTTCTTGTCTGGCTTGTGGCCATAATTTTGTTACCTTATCTCGTAATTCATTATAAACATATTCGTTTTTTAACTCTTTGTCTGTAAATTGTTTACGAGCCTGATCCAATCGTTCTGCAACTTGCTGACTACGAACTTGTCTGAACTGGTCTACCATTGGCTTCATCTGACCTATTATAGTCTGTTGTTGCCTGATATACTGTTCATTCTGTTGCATCGCAGCCTGAATCCTTGCAATTTGTGCAGGATCCCTAGTCTGTGCCAATTGTTGCTGGAATGTTGTTTGATAATTTTGTGTTTTTACAATCTCATCATACGCACCTTGCAACTTTGGCTGAACGGTAAATTCCATTGCTAAAGTCAAACCCTCTTGCTCTTGATGTTTCCCTTTTAAGTACTCGTCAAATTCAGCCTTCTGGATTTTCAATTCTCTTGCTTCTTCATGTATTGCTGATCCTTGACCTAATATTGCCGCGGCTTTCTTAGCATCAATGACGATTTCTTTACCGTTTCGCATGAACTTAAACTTAGCGTTAGGGTTCGTATCTGCAAATTCAATAAAGTCAATCAAATCATCTGAACTAGAATCATTACTACCAGTAGTTACCTCTTCAGGGCTATCTGCTTCTTGATTGTCGCTGGCAAAACCATCATCATTCATATCACCAATTTCGGCTTCAGCATTATCGCTGGGTGCCACAGGGCTTGAAGTATCTGCCGATCCATCACCTCCTGTTGCAGGTTGCTCTGCTTGCTGTCTAATTAGGTTACGCTCTGTGTTTTCACGCATAGCGGCCATTTTAGCGGCAATACTTGCATCGCTTGTAACTGCACTTTGACTTGCGACCGCACTAGTATCAGTGTTAGGACTTGTCGTTGTTTCCATTTTTATTTCCTTAATTTAATTACTCGGGCACTTCCGTGTTACCAAGTTTGCTTTTCAAATACACTGCTCTTTTCAGAGAAGTAATAAAACTATCTATTCCAGCAAGCTCATTACATAATGCTACTCGCTGTTTATCATCATCCATTGTATGACCCCTTATACTTGCTAGGGAGTCAGCCAACTCAAACTTAAAATGATGCACAAACATTGCTAAGTCTTTACTCTTTAGCAATGCCTCTGCTTGACTGCCATAATGTCTAACTCTGTCTTGTTGACCAGGAGTTAGTTTCTTTATGTTACTTAAGTCTACTGTTAATCTATTATTAAAAAATTCTATACTATCGTCATTAATCATATTCTATTTAGTCCATTAAATCAACTGTAAACTTTTGGTTTACCTTGTGCTAAACTCATATAGTCAAGTTGTGTTTCAGCATCATTACCAGTCATTTCTAACTGAATTTGTTGTGTTTTAGCATCATCTAATGCCGCACTTGCTAATCGCTTCTTATCTTCAGCACTTGGCTCACGATTCTTCATTGCTTCAGCACCTTGACTAATCATCTGTTGTACTTCTTCATCGCTTGGTAGGTAACTATCTGCGTCTTTTACACCAAGTACATACAATGTATCAGCAAATGGCTTCTTAACTTTTTGATATATTTCTTTAGTTAATGTGCCTGCTTGAACCATTCCAGTAGTTGTTTGATATAAGTCAGCCTGACATTTTTGTATAATTTGTAATCTACCCAATGCGTTTTCTTCACTCATCATACCAATGCTAAGTTCCATACGAATCTGTTTTCTGTCACAGAAGTTCATATCATCCCAAGATTGATAATCTAAGTATACAGGTAGTTTGTCAGGGTGGAAGTTTTGAGCGAGTTTCTTAACACCATAATCATCACCATATTGAATTAATGTTCTCCACACTAACCATAGTGCTTCTTTTAGACCTTCAGCACTATTGCGAACTGTATTGTCTTGTATGATTTGATTAGGTGTCAATGCTAATTGTAGTTTAATACCACTATTACCTGCAGCCATAACTTCTGGATTAAATACATCACTAGGAGTAGTCATACCAACCATAGCCATTGTATCTTGTTGTATGCGGTTCATAGCAACTTCCAAGAACTGTAGGTTTCCGCTTGGAGGAGGTAGTTGATAAATGTCCTTTGTTGGGTCAAACTTACTGTCTAATATAAAAATAGCACTTTCGCCATCTTGTAACATCTCAAAATCTAATCTGTCTGGTTTAACACCAATACGAGGTGTTGCTGTTAATAAGCCTAATTGTATTTCTGCTCTTGCCGCACTAGTGTTGTATTCCTGCATAGGGATAACACTTTCCGCAACACTCATACCATAGAAGTTGCCTGGTAATGGTTTAGGACACATATTAGCAACAGGAATAAATTCTACTTCTCTGGCACTGATAATATATGAACCACTATAGATAAGTTCAACTAGTTCTAACTCACCATCACCATCAATATCATATCTGTTCCAAACTGTAACAACTGTTATTTGACGACTATCTGGATCAGCACTACTAGCACTACTTACAGGAATGCCCATAACCGGAACACTGTCTCTTGCGTGGATTGCTAAATTGTTTAATACACTACCTGCCTGATACGCACCATTCATATTGTATTCTGCGTATTCTCTAAATTCTTCTAAGTTGATGCCTGGATATAACTCCATTGCTTCTTGTATACTCATTGGATCATAGTAACCACAGAATGGTTGTTCTTTCATTTCAGGCACAGTAGGATCACAGATCCAATAATGTTGTGCAATAGGATGAAATTTGATATTGATGTTATAACCAGTTAATTTGTATTTGGCTGTGTAAATTGTATTTCGTTTGATTGCATCATTTAATACAGTTTGTTCACTATTCAACATCATATCTTGTTCATCCATTTGCTCATCAATTTCACTGTCGCCTTGCAATGTTGCTATGAACTCGTCAAGTTTTGCTTGACCAAGATTTGATTGTTCTTGACCTAAATTCTGTTCTATTTCTGCTAATGCTTTTTGTAAATCAACATTTACTCTACGCTTACTTTGGCGTAGTGCTGTTAGACCACTTTCACTTGCTTGCTGTTCAAATGCTCTTAGTTGGTCTACTGTTCCTTGTGTATCAACATAACGAACTATAGGCTCACGAATGGGCTTAATCATCATCATGCCATTCTTGTGCATCATAGCATCCATAATCCAACGCTCTAATATAAAGTGTGGATCGTTCATTTGATTGACAACTTTACTGACCATATCAGTTGCTTGTCTGGCTGCTATTTCATCATCTTCTGTATCTGCTACAAACTCAAAGTTAATTTCACCATTGGGCATTAGTCCCTTAGCAACAACTGCTGTTGCGTAATCTACAACTGGCTTTACACTTGGGTGAATATAATCAATGCCATTTACAGGAGCTGTTGAATCGGTTACAGCGAGACATAGATAATGATAGTCACTAGCACGATTAACTGCGTTTTTAGTGCCTAAATAACGCAAGTAACTTGCCATTTTGACATCCATAAGATTTTTCATACGGACAAAATTAGCGTTAATCTTTCTGTTTTGATTGATGTTATCAATTGGGATATTTTTAATATCTAACATATTGGGGGTTTACCTTAAGTATCTACTATTTAGTCTTATGCTTTTTGTCTGTGTCATTAGCGTTGTTATTTAATATCTAACGGTCGTTGTTTTGTAGCAACAATACAATAAAATGCTTCTTTTACAACAGAATCCTCACCCTGCTCATCTTTAGTTTGAAGGTCAAACTGGAAGTCGTTAAAAATATTAATATCAAACCCGCATCGTATTAATAATGCTGCCAATTGTGATTGACCTAAAATACTATAATGATTTAGATTCCATTCATGCTTACGATCACAATTTGGAGCAGGGACTTCAATATAAATTTTACCGCCTTGCTTTAATACACGATTGTATTCCATTAAACTAAAGATAGGATATGGACTATGTTCTAATGCATGACGCAAGAAAATAAAATCTACACTCTCATCATAGTATCCATCTTTTTGTGGTAAGAAACTTAAGTCATACATTTTAATAGTATGTCCTTTATCTTCACAGATTTTAATATCACCAGGACTTAATGTAACACCAGTCACATCAGTATATCCTCGTTCTTTCATACCATCTAAAAAATAACCAGGACCACAGCCCAAATCTAAAATCTTATCATCTTTTGGTATATTTAATGGGTCTATGTATTCTGTAATAACTTGTGCGGTTAAAATTTCATGCATCTGACTATTACCTTCATCATATATATGGGCTTGGTACAGGTATTCATTGTAAAATTTTAACTTGAGCAAATCAAGTGTGTTGTTGATATCAATCATTTAGATTCCTTAATTAGGTAATATTATACGAGGTTGATTGTCTAATATATCGTATATTAAATGACACGCCTGACATTTGTATTCTTCTAAGCTATCATCCATTTCGTAGATAGTATGTGGTATTTCATTTACCATCATCATTTTCTCAAACATTTGTGCGTGAGTTGTACACATAATTACAGGGGTATTATCACCCACTGTTGTTAAAAATCTTGGTTCCATATTATTCCTTAGTTTGCTGAAAAGTTCTTTTTCCAAGCAGGTTTATTACTATCATCTTTTTTCACATATCTATCTCGTTGTGCCATCATTCTTTGTTGAGGGCTACGATTATCCCAGGGTTCTGCTATATTCTGCAAACAAGCAAGTATTCCATAACGACAGCTATCAATACAGTCGTCTGGATCACTAAATCTACCACGCTCATCAACAAAATAGTTCTGTGCTTCACTTAAAAAGTTAGTGCAATTTTCGTTGACCATTAAACTTCCCACTTCTAGCATTTGACGCATTTGATTGATACCATAACTTTTATGATTAGTTACACGACCTTCACCATCAGGCGGGTTCATTATTGCTTTCTCATACACATTTAGTTCATAACTTTCAAATAGTTCTCTAATACTACTTGAACTCATAGTGTATCTGCCACTAGTGTTTGCGTCAGCAGGTAAAACAATAGGAGTACCAAACACTTCAGGACGAAGGAGATGATTGATATACTGCGTGGGGACAGCTTCTTCAATGCCCTGCACAATAATCTGTTTATGTAAATATGCTGTTCTTTCATATGGTTCCCAGTAGATTAAACTAATAACTGTTTTGTCATTAACTAAACCCAAGTCAAGACTAATAACTCTGTGTATATTGGGCATACGCATAAAATCAATCTCGCCTGTTTTGTATGTAGGCCAGTTGCTAAGTTGAAACACAGCTCCTTTACCCATAACTGGTTTACCTGCAATACGAGCCTCTCGTTCATGTGGTAAGTAATCTCGTTCAAGTTGTCTGCGAGTTGCGTTTAATAAAAATGGTAAGCCCCATGGATCATACTCAGGACAATCATCCCAGCTAACACGAATATATTCGTAGCCTTCTTCTTTGTTCCAGAACTTACTTACTAATCCGTTTAGTCCTTTGAGGGGAGTGAAAGAACATAAAACCTTACCTTGAGTAGTCGCAGTTCTGGTAACAATTTCACTAAAAAAGTCATCTGGCGGCTGTTCATCAAAAACAGCCAAGTTAAGTTTGAAACCTTGGAGTTGTCTAACTTCCTGAGTGTAGTTAGCAAATAGGAGATAACTTTTACCACCTGATATATGCTTAATTTCACAACCAATATTATTGGCGCCATCATTACGCATAGTGTCAGTAATAATGCTGTCACGAGGTATAGCCCCACTACCCAAATTCTCTGTAATTTTAACATCTTGTGTTCCTAACAATTCATTTTGTAATACTAACGCAACTTGACTCCAGCCCTCACCAGCAACCATTGCTGTAATAGGACCACTAAAGCGATGTCCTTCCCACCAATCAGGATACAGTCCTGTTAAGTGATATGCTGTTTCAAAACAAGTACTAACTGTTTTACCAATACGATTAGCGGCAAGAATACCTCTACGCTCACTAGCTCCTGTTTTGAAGAACTCAGTTTGATGCTTGAAAGGTCTGAAATATTTAAGTTGATGATATCTCATATCTTCAGCAATTTCAATACTCAAATCCATTAATTTATTTTTTAATGGACCTGGTATTGTTTTTAATGCGTCAATAGTAAGATTGTTTTCATCCACACTATAGCGCAATGCTCTCGCCATTAGAACATCTTCACCTAACATTAACTGGCCTTCAAATCTTTGTGTACAAAGTATATTGCTTCTAATGCTTGACTAATATCTTTTAGTTCTGTAGGATTAAGTTTCCAAGTATCTGGATCATCTACAACAACACCATCACGCTTATCAAGACCAGCTTGCAAGCGTTCTGTTAATAGTCGTAGTATGTGTTCACATTGACCAGGAAACTTTTCAGCAAAAGCAACACGATGACTTGCGTTAATCTTTTGTAAGATTAATGTTTCGCTTGTTTTTGCTTGTTGCTGTGCCTGACGAATAACACTGTCTCTTACATCGTTCATTTTAAGTCCCATGGATTATTTCTAACTGCATCATTCAAACTAATGAACTCACGGTCTACCCATACTGCCCATTGATTACTTTTGTTAACACGATATGTTTGCATAGTGCCTCGTAACTTTTTACCAGTTGGTGTTAATGTGCCATCTTCACGCTGGACTACTTGCTCACCACTACGAGGATCAAACCATTTAATAACTTCAGGGCGAGTACGACCAAACTTGTCAATCTTTTCACCTACAGGTCGTTCTTGTATTGGTCCTAGTATTTCATAACTAATCATACCATTTTTGTATTTTCTAAACACCATATGGCATTTCATATCTTTTGCTCTTGCTTCTTCATCTGGATGAGGGAATGTAGGAACATAGAATGTATTTTGAATTTCAGTAGCCAATGGTAATGTTTTATCACGCTCAGGAACTATTTTAAGTGGATCAACTGGAACTAATTCAGTTCTGTCAATATATGGATTGTCGCTACCTATAAACTTTGGATCTATTTCAACATTATTCAATACATCCATTGCAATTTGATATTTTAGTTTGTTAGCACGACCTTTTAAGTTTAGAACAATGCCTGTTTGGTCATACACAAAACGCTCAAGTTCAGTAGCCGTAGGGAAGTCTGTCATTAGTCCATCAATATCAAACTCTGGATGAGTTAATATTGACTTATCTTCTACGATTTGTTTTTTTAATTTTAACTTTTCCTGCTTGACTTCTTCTACAATGTCAGTAGGTACTTGCGGTGTGGGAGTAATGTCCCAAGTTGATTCTTCCGATGGATTTGTTTTTCTATTCATATAATTTCCTTTCATATCAAAACAATAAAAGAGACATAAATGTCTCTTTGTATTTATACTTAGTAGCCGCTAGTTGCGCCTAATGCACCTTTTCGTCCTGCAGGGCCTGATCGGCCCTTGGGTGTTGTTTTAGGCATTTTAGTTTTAGGAAACACAACCTTTTTAGGTGCTGGTTTCTTAGTTGGCTTTTTAGTCATCATTTTGGTGATTTATATTTGCTAGATAGTCTGCTGCCATTTGCTGTTGGGTTCTTTTTAGGACCCTGTGGTAAATCTCTTGCAAGACCTTCTACTGCTGGATTGATAGTAGGAGCCGTGCCACGACCACGCATTTCTAATGCGTCTGTAACCATTTTGGCTAATGTTGCTTTTTCGCTTGAACTTGCTGATTTAAGATCCATAAATTCATTGCGCTTACTTGGTGTACCAGCATTACCTGTTGTAGGGCCACGCTTTTGATTGATTTCTTTGGCCTGCATATTTTTTGTGTTTAACATTTTGTTTTCCTTTTATGCTTCAGTAATTATTACTACATTAAAGTCAGTATACTGACCAGCATTGGCTGTTGCGGCTGTAAAACCAGTGCTGTCAACTGTTGCACCTAAGTCAACATCTGTATATAATGAAAATGTGTTTTCTGACAATATACTAATATAGAAAGCGTTGGTGTTATTAATACCTGCTGTTAGTAATT